TCTCGGTATTCAATGCCGTTTGACATAATTTTGCACGTTTCAACCGGGTTGCCGTCCTGCGTAAATTCCAGAAATTCAAGCTGGAACTCTCTAAAAACGGGATTTATCATGCTTGCGATCCGCTCGTTCTTCTTAATAGAGAAGTTTTTCAGAATGTCTTTCTTCCTCTGAATATCCGCTTCTTTCTGAGAACTCTCCCGGAACGCCTGATACAGCTTTTCGACTTCTTCCTCATGCGCCTGTTTCTTCCTATTTATATTGTTGATTTCTGCGTCAATCTTGGCAGACTCACGGATAAAGCCGTTCCGCTTCTCTGCAATCTCTCTGCGCTGTTCGGAACCGTTATTCATCTGCTTTAAGGCTTCTTCCGCCTTTTCAATCTCTGCGGTAATCTTCTGGTATTCCGCATTGTCGGACAGGTCAACCGACTCCGGCAGTTTGGAAAGTTCTGTCTGCTTCTGCTGAATTTCTATAGCAAGCGATGCGATTTTCTGCTTCAATTCGGAAATTTTCTGCCCTGCTTCCGACTTCGCTTTCTTCGCTTCTTTGAGGTCTGCGGCGGCTTTGTTACCTGTCTCTGCGATGGTTTCAAGTTCCTTGTTCTTTCCGTCTTCAAATATCTGAACAGATTTTTCTTCTTCCTTAATTCTTTCAGCCTTTTTAGCTTCAAATGAATTGCGTATTTCAAGTTTCTGCTCTTCCGGAAATTCTCTTCCGCAAGTAGGACAAATAAGATTTTTTGCATTAAATTTTTCTGCTTTTATCAGTTCTAGCCTTTCCCTTGGATACTCACGGCTTGAACATTTTTCCCAATCTTCCTGTGCTTTCTTTACCTCTGCTGTGTGACGTTCAATTCCCATATTGGCGTGTTTCAAGTCCATTTCAGCCATCCGCAGGTCGTTCTCTGCGGATTTCTTGTCCTGTTCCAGAGAGAAAATCTCGCCATCAAGTGCTTTCCTCTGCTGAATAAGCCCCTCGTTCGCTTTCCGCACAATCTCCGACTGTTCAAATTTCAAATCCAGAATATCCTTTGACTTCTGGTCGTAGGCAGCCATCACATCATCCAGTGATCTCTCCTGTGAATCCAAGGATAATATTTCTTTCTCATACCCCGCCTTTTCTTTTTGCAGTCTATCCACTTCTTCGTCATTTCCGCTTATCTCCTTTCCCTTTTCATATTTCCATTCCGTCTCTGCCTTTGCGGTCGCTTTCTTCTGGTCGGTCAACTGCTTATTAAGCGTTTTCTGCACCTGCTCAATCGGATGACCTTTCGTGATTTCCTCAACCTCTGCGAACTCGTCACCCAAAGACTTTATGTACTCATTCAGGTCAAATCCTGCCATCTTCTCCAGAAACGCCCGCATATCCGTGGTGGATTTCAGAGAAAGGAAGGCGTTCGGATTACAGCAGGCAAGCAAGGTTTCTGGCGGGCAGATATTCTCGGATATAAACTCGTCCAGTTTCTTCTGGTTAAAACTGATACCATCTACTGTGTAGCTATTCACATTACTTCCAGGAACGTACTGCATTACGCCGTCCACTCGTTCCCGTTTCTGTTTTGTGATTTTTTTGATCTCTGTCTCTTTCCCGCTAATGTTGAGAACTATAGTTCTCTCTACGTCTACACCCTCAACTTCTTGTCCATTCACAATCGGGCGAACATTGTCTGCCTGTGTACCGTCTGCGTTCTTACCGGTCAGCACTTCCATAACGGCGTTCATTACTGTTGACTTTCCGGAACCGTTCTTTCCGGATACTCTGGTTTTTTCTCCGAAGTCTGCGTGGAACTCACGCTCTCCGCTGAAACAGCGGTAATTATTCAGCGTCAGCGACTTGATCTTTACATTTTTCAATCTCTATTACCTCCATTTTTGATACAGAAACTTCATAAGCAATTCTTTGTTCTGAATACTCTTCTGAAATTTTCTTGATATATTCACGGCTCTGGATCCTACCTTCTAATTTTATGCGATCACCGACTTTGCAGTTTGGTGCAAATATCGCATTTTCTCCCCACGCTATGCACGGGATATAATCAGATTTGTTTTTCGAATGATTTGAAGCAATCAACAAATCCGAAATATACCGTCCCATAGGAGTTGTGCGTAAAATTGGAGTCTTGCATAAAAATCCATTAATTTTTACATAGTTATTATCCTCTTTTTTTGCATCATGCATTTTTTCAGCTAGTACACGGATCACAAGTTTACGATTATGGTTATATGTATAAATCCTGCCTTTTATAGTTATTTTGCTTGCCATACCAAATGAATTTTTGATTATGTGTTCTGGAGCCAAGCACGGAATTCTATCAATAACTCCGCTTAACCTCTCACAAGAAACATAGAAAAGAAAATAATCTTCCCCATTTCTATGAGTATCAAATTCAAATGCGGAATCAATCGTCCCCGTAATAATCGCTCTGTTCATCTGTATTCTCCTCAATTTTTAACAAAGCTAAGGTTCCGAAAACCCAAGCCGAAAATGCGCCTATAGATATAATTACTAATACATCCATTTTCGAGAAAGTGTATAAAAGTGAAAATATCACACTGAACACGCCGATCATCGAAAATATAGCGAGTATGGTTGCAAAGAATCTTTTTTTCATCTTCTCCTTCTCCTTGTCCCTTTCGATTTCTTTCTATTCTTCTTTCTTCTAATTCTCTGCCCCATTGTCAATATCTCCCTCTACATCTGAGTTATAGTAGTTGTATCCGTCACCATCCTGCGAGACATAATCGTAACTATTCCATTGATATATCCAGTAGGCGTTTGTCCCTACTAAAGCGGCGAGTGTCATCAAAAACGCTATAAACCACCGCTTTGACTGTGATTTGATATCATGGATTAGCTCCGATACCATTTTTCCCGCATCGTCCCACGTTGATTTTTCCATAAAAAATCCTCCTGTAAATATTTGCCAATCACAGGAGAATTGTGGTATAATCTCTCTGTAACTGACTAAGACTGGTTTAGTTGGTTACACCGTCCCGGCGGGAGGGCCTAATCTCCTGCTGGGGCTGTTTGCTATCATCTTTTACCATAATGAATTCTGGCTTTGATTTACTGGTGTTCACGTTATATAAATCCCATCCATTTCTTATCATTTCATTTACAGTGTGAACGCCAATCACTGTTTTCACCTTCATATAGCGTATACCTCTCTTGTGACGCTGTCGTATCGCAGTGTCATGGTATCTCCATTTGAATCGGTGACAAACGCTTCTCTTTTATCGGTAAATTTCACTGACATATTTGAAATGCCTAAATGAGATTCAATCCAGTTCATGATTGCCAGCTGTGCTATTGTCTTTGGCATAATTGTTTTCCTCCGATAATTCATCCATTAATACAGCAGGAATACCGTATTCATCTATAGCCTCGTGCATGGCGTATAGATATTCCGGCTTTACATATTCCATCTGGTATTCACCGGACTCTCGTAATGCCTGCCTATAGATATCTTCATAAACTTTATCTGTCGCTTCTGATGTTCTTGGGTTTTCGCCAAGAAATTCTTTTGCTTTTCTTGAGATGTGATCCATTACATCCACAATCTCTTTGATTGTTATTTTCCCCATTTTCCCTCCATCTATTTTATCGATTTAATAAATCATAAATAGTTTTGATAATCTGTGCATCATACAGAGAATTGTGCTTGTTTCCTGTCACAATATCTTCCGGCCCACACAAATCGTTCATAATTTTTTCCCGGTTCATATCAAAGGCTTCTCGGTCTGAAACGTGGAAGTGTCTTGCTATGTCCATATTCAAATCATGACATACCGCCGAAATATTTTCCGGCAAGTCAAGGGCCGTTCCGCCGTTTGTCAACAAATCAATCAGAAGTACAAAATCGTAATGGCAGACATCGGAAACAAATTGGATTTCATCGAATTGTTGGAGCCAATCCTTTAATCCGTATGAAATAATCTTTTTAATTCCATGTATTTGCCTATCGGCAATCCCTTCATACCATTTTTCTGTATCGTGCAGTAGTTCAGAGGTTACATTTTCCTTTATCCAGTCATCGCACTGGCTTTCATCATAATCCGTAAACTCCGCATAGAACGTCTTCCCGCCCTCAGATACAATTCCAATGCTGATAGGAGTTGTATTTTTATGAAGCCCAGTAAATTCCATGTCAAAGAAAAGTCTCATCGTGTATTTCCCCCCATTAATATACAGTTTTTCCGGATTCCAGAACTGGTACAGTATATTCTCCGCCATTCGGATCCCGCTTTAAACGAAATCCTACGATTTCCACAGCGTTTCCATCCCAGGTTTCATAGAATTCGTCGCCGCACCAGGTTACCCATTGTCCTTCCTCGGATTTTAATTGCTTTTTTATTTTTTCTTTTGCCGATTCCACATTTTCGGCAAAAACTACCAGTCCATCGCCTATAAAAATATCTTTTGATTTTCTGTCAACGGTTTTAAACTCTGCATAAAAAGCTTTCATTTCTCTCACCCTTCTTTTCCTTTGTAAATGATTTTCCCGCAGTCTTTGCACTGCCAGATACTGCGGTATATATGCTTCAGACTTATTCTATTAATTTCATCTCCGTAAATGTTTCGAATGAATTCCAAATTTTCGTGTTTGCAACATCTCTTCTTTTGAATTTTCATATTTCCCCCTTTTCAGTGTCTCTTAGGACACCTTTGTTTTAAAAAAAATAGGAACTGGACTGTCTAAATCCAGAAAATATATAGCTTTCTGGATTTCTTCTTGGTCAAAATCAGATTCTCCACGTACCTTTTTATAGTAGGTGGATCGTGCAATCCCAAGAGCCTTGCAAAACTCGTCAATGGTATGCCCTTTTGCCTTAATTGTGTACTCAAGTAATAGTTTATCCATGTAATTCTCCTTTCTTTTTTTATGTCATTTAAGACACTTATAATCTATCACCTATTCTGCCTTGTGTCAATATTATTTTTATACTTTACGACACTTTTTATTGACATTATTACTTTTTTGTTGCGTTTTGGACACCTTAATGGTACTATATATACATAAAATAAAACGAAATTTCAAGAGAAAAAGGTGGTGCTAGTATGAATATAGGGCAAGAAATAAAACGCCTTAGAACCGAAAGAAGAATGACCTTAGAACAGCTTGGAAATCAATGTTGTGTAGGGAAAAGTACCGTTCGAAAATGGGAGAACGGTATGATAAAAGATATGAGGCGTGACAAGATAGAGAAATTAGCAAATGCACTTGGTGTATCTCCGTCTCATTTTTTTGAATATGGTAGTTCAAGTAAAAACAGTATAAATAAAATTAGTAATATTTATTCGATTGAAGTTCATAGGCTTCCTATGCTCGGAGAAATCTCCTGCGGAGTTCCAAAATTTACCAACGAGGACAGGGAAAGCTATGTAGATGCAGGAACAGATGTGAAAGCTGACTTCTGCTTAAAGGCAAAAGGCGACTCAATGATAAACGCAAGAATACATGATGGAGACATTGTGTTTATTCGAAGTCAAGATATCGTAGAAAACGGTGAAATCGCCGCAGTTGTCGTAAATAATGACAGCGAAGCCACGCTGAAACGGTTTTACTACTACCGTGAGAGATCAACGCTGATACTGAAGCCCGAAAACCCGGCGTATGAAGATTTGATCTTCCAAAATGAAGAATTAAATGAAGTCCATGTATTGGGAAAAGCAATCGCTTTTCAAAGCGATGTGAAATAGAAAGAAGAAAGCGGGGAAAACCCCGCCCTTCTTCTCTGATACATTTTTCAATAGAAATTTGAATGTTTTTTACTACAACAGAGTCAAAAATCCACTCAAACACCCATTAACGCCTTGAAAGTATTGTATCCAGCGACATAATCCAGTGTAAGGCCATGATCCTGCTGCGCTTCTCCGACAGCCGCCTTGCATCCGTCTCCAAAATGCGCATCCACGCCATTCGGATTATAATTGTTGAGATACAATAAAATCTGAAGCGCCCGAACCATTTCCTGCTCTTCTCCATGTTCTACATAATGTCCTTTTAATGCTGAATCCGATTTCGGCCCCCACTCACCATCTACAGCCAGTCCAGCACCATAATCCATGTTCATAGCCTGCTGTACGCACTTGATTCCAGCGTGCTTTGTTAAATCTCCACGCACGCCATCTACGATCAGACCTGCATTAACGTAATTATTCGCATGAATCTGTCCAGCAGAAATCAATGTAGAACCGGAAACCTCATCGTGAGACGGGCCATCATAAGCCACATAATTTTCACTTACCCATCCAGTTCTTCCTCCAGACATAGCGTGAATCCAATGACCGCTTTTCTGTCCATCTACCTCAAACCGATTCCCGGTATTGAAATACTGGATTAACGTGCTTTTATCTCCGGGTGTTGCAACAAACCACACGCCATCATCCGTTGCGGTAGCTGTCCCTGTGGCCTTCCAACCATCTACGCTTCCGCCATGAGAAGGCTGAGAAGGTGTTACAGACGATCCTCCCCAGGCTGCTCTAAACGCATCATATCCATGCAAACCGTAAGCATTAATCAGTGCTGTAGGCATATCTCCCCAGTCCGGAAGATATAAATGCGGGCGATCCGGGAAGTCTGTCCAACGTCCACCCCATCCCATGCCAAGAGATTCTGCCATAGGGCCTACGGTGTCAAAAAACCAATTTTCCCATTCCCGTCCTTTGATGTTCTGGAAGAAATCAGCTGCAATTCCCCAGTTATGCTGTGAATAACCGCCTCTTGCATTTGTGACAATAGAACCAGCGGTAGTACGCCCCTGCGCATACAGCGCATCCTGTTCCGCTGCAGAACGGTATCCGGTTGAGAATTCAATCGCCAGTCCTTTGGCAGCGCACTGGTTTTCCAACTGTAAAATAAGATTTGCGAATCTCGGGTGTAATTTGCTTGTGTCAATTCTTGCCATAATATGTACTCCTTTATATATTAGTGAATAAATTAAATAGTTACCAACTCAAAATACTGTCCAACTAAGTCAGACGGTGGAAATGATAGAATTTCTTTTTGTCCGTACATAGCTTCGGCCTGTTCATCTGTAATACCTCCCCGCTTGCACAGATAAACCGAATTTCCTTCCTTATAGTATTTTCCATATTCATATTCCATTCCAGAAATTGAAATGGTTTCTGGTACAGGAATCGGGTCTTCAAGTGTTCCAGCTTCAGCACCAGACTCTAATGCTACCCAAAGAGACGGGGCTACTCCAGGTTCGCTTCCTTCTTGAGAAGTATGTTTCTGTCTACATTTAAATAAAATTCCATTATATATAGCTCTACGTCCTTCTTCGTATAATTTTCCATATTCATAGGCCGAATACAGCGTTTTTACTGTTAAAGCCTGTTCATCTGTTAAGTATTCGATTGCTGTATTTATTATCGGCTCTTTGATTTCATCTTCTGTAAGATACCGGAGTCCAAACATTATTTTTAATCCTTGTTCTTGTTTAGTCACTTTAAAATTTGGTTCTGTCAATTCCATGTTTTTATAAATTGTAGTTCCAGAACCGTTTTCTGCTTCGTTTTTAACCTCCGACAGGTTGTCACGGGTCAGTTTCTCCGCCAGGTCTCCCAAAGCGGCGTAATCCTCTACATAAGCAATTATCCGGCTGATTCCGGTACCCGGCTCAATCTCAATCTCTGTGTTGTCTTTTAAAATAAGCTTTTCCATGTGTGCCTCCTTTACGCTGTGCGTTTCCACATATAGCAAGTAATGTACGGCTGTAGGTTGTTGTGCGGATCCCCGCCGCCGGCTGCAGCTGTTTTAATTCCCGTATCGGTCCGTCTGCTCCGGTACGCCCAGTTTAATCCATAGCAGTTTCCGGCGCCCTCATCGCTTCCGGCTGAAAATCCCATGTTTCCTATGTTACCGGTTAGCTTCTGTTCTCCGTCGTTATTGTCAGCAAAATGTTGGTGGGCCGGCATCTCATCTTCCGTGAGCCGGTGTGTTTTTTCTCCTCCGATTTTTTCCACGCTATTAAATTCTTTCTGAGATGCATCCACGCCTACCGGTACCCGTCCATTCCCCCACCTTACCCATGTGCCTCCGAAAAGTGTAGCAGGACTAGTACTTTTAACAGACATATAAATACTTCCGACAGGATAGATCAAATCAACAATATCTTTCTCATCTAAAAATGCAGATTCACCCAAATCCAAAAAATATTTTCTCATTTTTCCAAAAAGTGTGTTTAGATGATCTCCACTAGAGGGCAAACTTCTCGTTGATGGCGTTGTAAACGCAATCGGGGAATCAACCTCAATTTTGTTGTCATTTAATTGTTTTCCCATTTGCGCAGTTAAAGCCTTATCTGGCTCACCGCTAGTTAAACTATTTGACAGATCATTTGTTGTAAGCACATTTTCCGGAATTTCAAAGCTTTCAAGCAGTTGACTTATTTTCTGACTTGAATAGGTTGTGTTCAGCGATGGCGTGTTATCGTTGATAACCGTTCCTTCTACTGCCTGTTCAAACGCTGCTGTAGCCTGCTGGGCTGATGATGCTGCCTGATTTGCCTGTAAAGCTGCATTATTTGCATTTGTAGTCGCGTCCTCTATCTTTGCGATCTGAGTTTTGGCATCCTCCAGCGTTTGTTCAATCTCTTGTGTATATTGCGATTGAATCTCCGATGTGGCATTTTCTATATCATCTTTCATGTCGTCATATGTAGCCATACGCTTCACATTTCCAGCCGCAAAGCAGAAATAGACCGATTTTCCATCTGAAGATGCTGGATCGTTTAACAGGATCAATGCTGCTTCCCCTGGTTTTAACTTTGCAGGGTCAAAATCACTCCATTTCCCCCTGCGATACTGTATCGCCATTTTTATGCACCATCCTTTCTAAAAATTCAAGTTTTTCTCTTAGTTTCTTATTTTCCTGTGAAAGCTCCTGGATAGCTTTTGTAATATATGGAAGCATTGCGAACGTATTTACCTGCAACGTTTTCCCGCCATCAGAATTCGGAGTTTCCACAACAAAATTCCTTTTGATATTCTGCAAATCCTGAGCAATGTATCCGCAATCCTTATGTCCTCCCTCGGCCATATCGAATTGCTTATGATGGATAGCGTTGATTACATTCAGTCCGTTTTCTTTTGTTTCTTTTATGCACCTCTTTAGTTTTTCATCGGATGTGGTTAATATGCAAAATCTCGTTGTACCACTTGTAGGCTGAAACGCCATATAATAATCTCCGTCAACATATGACGTATAAATTGTAGTAATTCTATTCCCGTAATTTGAATCTTGACTCGCCACAGCAAATCCATATCGAGTTCCGTCGCTTTTCTCGATTGCAATTTCTCCGTTTGGAGATTTCAAAATCACCTTTCCGATTATTGCTTCTAATACTACATTTCTTTCACCTCCAGCATATTGAGCGGATAAATCCAAAATTCCATCTTCTTCTGATTGACCGTACCCACCCTTAAGAACAGATTCATCAATTTCGATCCATTCCTCTCCGTTTCGATTAATAAATATTCCTTCTAGCTGCGCTCCATTTGCATTGATAATTCCAATTTGTTTCCCCGAACTATTTAAGACTTTTAAATATGGATAACTGGTTCCTTTACCTCCAACTGTAAGGGTTCCTGTCTTAATCCAGTCTGCATTAATGCCGACTGCCGTAAGAATCCGCACAATGGTATCTCCGTCCACGGTCATTCCTGCGTTGTACGTTTTGCCGCCATCGGTGGAGACTCCCCACGCTTCTGCGGTCATTTTCCAAATAATGTCTGATTCATCAAGCGTTGGTTTGTTATGGAGATAATAAATGTTGCTACCGTCAGACTGTTTTTGTACCGTTGTGAATGTTCCGGATGAATTGTTTAGCCGGTTACTGAGTTCTTCTACCGCTTGTTCCCGATCTGTCTTTTCTTTCTGTATTTCCTTTCTGTATTCCACATAATTCTTTGTGGCATTTGAAAATCTTGTAGCGCTATTCTTTAAAGGATCTTCTGCGCTGGATTTTGTGGACTGGCTTCCTCCAGTTGTAAATTTTGTAGAAGAAATAATAATATCGTAAGACCGCTGCTTCCAATCCGTCAGGAATCCCACGTCCCCAGCTTCTATGGTTGGGTCGCTTTCGTGGGTAAAGTCTGCCTTTCTGAATCGCATTCCAATAATCTTTTCCCCAATCCATCCTACGATAGAAGCACCGGAACCATTTCGGATTAATTCATTCCCTTCTATTGTAATAACGTATCCTTCTTGCCCGGTCATATAGGTGACTATCTCTGTTCCGGATTCAGTATCTGGTGCCTTTTCTAGTATTTTCACCCCGGTTATTACTACATCATCTGTAGACACATTCATGGAATAGGTAGAATAAATATGGTGGAAATGCTCTAGTTTTTCAAAACCCCCACTATCAAATTCATATCCCGCATTCCACGGATTAAAGTTTCCCCCGTCTGCGTCTGCTCCGGATGAATAAGGATTATCTGTATCAAAATATCCCCCATCCAGAGATGGGTCGGCCTCCATAGCTTCTACGTTGTACCATTTAATTTCCAACCTTCCCAGTGTATCGCATCGGCAGAAACAACATGCGATCTGTGCAGCCCATCCAATCACTTCACGGAATGTCGTTGATTCACCAGATGGTTTTTCTGTTACAACAAAATCGTCATGCGGAAAATCGTAAGTTTGAAGGGTCACATCACATGTAGAACAAGCATCCCGTACAATCTGATTTAATGTCGCCGGATAAGATAAAGTACTTTCAGAATAAGGGCGGTCAAACTTTGACATATTGTCATAGCATGTTAGTGTAATCAGCGATCCGTTGTACTTCGGCTCATTTACCGTATACGTTCCTTTTCTAATTCGTTCTGTGGTTCCATCCGGGAGATTCAGTCCCACATAAACGATCACTTCTGCATCCGAAAAATCATAATCCGAAAACTCATCATAGATATTATTGATTACCACAGTGCATTGGTTTACTACCGTTCCACCAATATCGAAAGAATTATCTGACGAAACAGCGTCTTCTATGGTCAATCCACCGCTCCAAATATTTTCGTTGGTCAGATGCAGAATGGTGCCGCTTTTTAAAGTAACATCTATATACTCCAACCAATTCCGGTTTCCCGTATACAATTCTTTTCTAAATGCATTTGATACATTAATCATGCGCCGCACCTACCGTTCTATGATGTCAAAACTTACAGATTCAATCAGCTCATTTCCGACCCACCAGTATTTCACCGGCGCTGACCGGTCTCCCACATAAAAAGTCCGGGTCTCATACTTCCCGGACAACATATCAGGATATCTAACACTAACATATTCAGGATTAAAGGCCTGCAAAATCTGGGACGTTTTCTGCCATCCTATAGCATTCCATCCTAAACTGATGGTTCTCTTTTGCCCCTTTCGGTTCTTGTGCATAGTTGTGTCTTCTGTTCTCCCAGATTCAGCAGCAGACACATCACTCAATCCCCATGTGTAAGTAGACGGGCATGGCATCTCTACCCCGTCCACAGTTATCATCGCCATAAAATCAACCTCCAAACTTTTTGAGGGTAGCGACTCCTCCTTATTTTGAGCATAAAAAAGACACCCACAATTCAGTGAGTGCCTTTCGCATAATCAAAATATTAAATTACATGTAATCATATGGTGATCTATACTTTGGTTTCTCCACTGGGATGTGCTTTCTGGCCTCGTCCTCAGTTTCATACATCCTGCTACGTTTTAACCGTATCGCTCCGCCCGATGGAATGCCGCATGTATACAGATCCCCATGGATTCCTATAATTGTCACTGGTGTTATGATCCGGTTGTTCTCAATGATATACGCCTTGTCTCCTTTTTTCATATCGTTGCGTCTCCTGAGTTCTCTTTATGAATCCGCTCTTTTAAATACAGCGGTGGTTGATAGCTTCTGACAATTTCCAGTGCCTTATCTGTCTGGCTGCGCTTCAGTTTCTTGATTATGATCTACGGTACCACTCATTAAATTTTCTTCAAGTTCGGTAACTAAGCTATAGGAATTTTCCCAAGATTCATATAAAGAATCAACTTGGTTTACGTAATCCGAAACCTCTAATTCCACATCTGACTGCACAACTGATAAAACTGTCTCCATAGCTCCATAAACTTGATAATATAATGCTTGAATTCCGTCTAATGCTTCAGATGCGTTGGCTTCTCCACTTTGTCCAACCACATATAATACAAACTGAGCATTCTCGTATTGCTCATCTACCCTTGTCATATATTCCGTCAGTTTGATTTCAAAATCTTTTCGTTCTGAAATAGAATCATAATCCGCTTGTAACGATTCCTTTTCTGATTTAAGTGAATCGTATTCTTCTTGCGATACGGTTTCTCCTGCGCATCCGGAAACACATACCACGCCGCAAGCTAATATGCAACATGTAGCCAGCACACTAATTTTCTTCATTTGTAATTCTCCCTTCCCCTCGTGTGCGGAAGCTTATTTCAACATTTCTTTCACTTCCTCAATGGTCTTGCCACTTTCGGAAATCATTTGATATAGGCTTTCCAAATTCTGTCTCTTTTTCTGATCCAGAAGTTCTGCCTTTTGTTTTTTCAGGTCTTTCAGTTCTTTTTCTGCCTTTTCGATCTGAACCTCAACATTTTTGATCTGCTCCGTAATGTTCGCATTTTTCTTAGTACGTGCCATAACACAGTCCTCCTCTTTTGTTTTCTTAGATTGTACCACAAAATAATTATTATGGGTAAAAATAATGTGTACGTTTAAGATGTATTTAGCTTGTTTTTCTTGGTCTGCTTTGCAATCGGTTTCCGGCTCTGCATAAGGACTTCGTATAAACCATCCTAGGTTGAAAACTATATGTTTGATCCAACCTCAGCATTGTTAGGGTTCGTAAAAATGATTGATATGATTTTAGATGAAGCTAGTGAAAGAATGGGTAAAACAATTGATTCTTTTAAGCGTGATTTAACTACTGTTAGAACTGGACGTGCTAATCCAGCAATGCTTGATCGTGTTATGGTTAACTATTATGGTTCACCTACGCCAATTAATCAAATGGCAGGTATTTCAGTTGTAGAAGGACGTCAATTAGTAATCAAACCTTA